TTGCATGAATGGCGGCGAGTGTTCGTCCGTGTCCTGTGGTGATGTTTCCAGTTTGGTTTGATACGACGATGGGTGATCTAAACCCTTGGTATAGGAGTATTTCAGCTAATCGTTCTATTTGTTCTTGCGTGTGATCGTTTGGGTTGTCTGGGTATGGTTTAAGTGTTTTAGGGTCGACCCATTTGATTACAATCTCAGTGTTCACATGTTATGTTATGTCAGTGATTTAATATTTAGTCTAGTGGATGTGATGGATTTTATGGAACCTGCGTCGTGTAGAGCTTTGAATAGAGATGGAGATTTGTCTTTGATGGCTTTTAGAGATTCGACGCGGTCGGATTTGTATTCAGTTACGGATATTTTCCATAGATCGCCTTGTTCACCATCTAGGGTCATTAAAGAGGCTTTGAGTTCATCTTTTTTTGATTCTAGTGTTTTTATTTGTTCGTTGATAGATTTGTATTGTGTTGCGAGTTTGTCTAGTTTGTTCATATTTTAGTTCCTTGCTATGTGGGTTATGATGCATAAGATTGCGATGATTTGTAGTATTTTAATCATGAGTTCTCGAATCTTGTAGGTCTTTGGTATGGTGCTGTTTCGCTTGTTTGATCTAGTTCTTTTATTATTTCGATGAGTTGATTTTCTGAGATAATTTCGTTTTCGAAGTGAATGTTGTTGTTTTCTATCCAGAAGAGAAAGTGAGATTCGTGGCATCCGTCATCGAAGGCGGCTTTGTTGAGTCCCCATTGTTTAATGGTTAGTGTGTCTGTTTGAATTTCTAGTTCCATGTTGAGAGAGTTTGCTAGGTCATTTATTTGTTTGTTTATCATGTCCCCATGATAACGCGATGCGTTACACATGTCAACGGTTATTATCAAGCCATTCGTTTTTTACCAATAGGAACGTATTGGCTCCATCTAAGGCTAGTTCAGCGTATAACTTAATCTCTACTTGATCTGAGCCTGAGACATAAGCCGCTTCTGGCTTAATCATAATCGAATGATATTGAATAAGAAAAATCTTCTCTGCGAGATCAACTATTTCATTTTGCAAGCTGTTTTTTATGTTTTTCATGACACATTGCATAAACGCACTGTGGGGGTGTGTCAATTGAATTCTTTGCATACAAAGAAACAAAGAAAGGGGAAAGAATATGTCTATGATTTTATTAAGTATTATACCTATAATATTTAATTGTTTGTAAAAAAAAAAAATAAAATAAAATATATAGAACACACTTTTCCTAGATTCTGCAAACAATTAAAGAAAAACGCACAAAAGCCTAATGATTTCGGTGATATGTTCTTTCCCTATTCTTTCCAGAGAGGGAAGGAAAGAAGTCAAAGAATGTTTTTAACGAATTGAAAACCTTTTGCAGGTCTTCCAAGTCCATTTCTGGAAGGTATCTCAACTCTAACAATTTCGCCCGAATCAAGCAAGCTCTGTAGAATATCGCGACGCACGTTGCCATATAGCTTTCTAAAGGCTCGTGATATCTGAGTCTTAGTAGCAGTGCCGTGTTGTTTGATAAACCTGAGCATCTTGATAACATCTTTCTCATAATCGTTCTCAGCACTAGCAAGCTCGTACAGCTCTCTGGACGTGCCCCATTGCCATGTTACCACCGAGTGTGCCCATTCCACCTGATCCACAGTAATCTCATCAAGACCGAGCGATACAGCGTCCATTAGAGCCAGCTTGCCTATATGCTGAGCGAATCTGTTCTTAAACGCTGATTCGAACCCTTCTGGATCGTCCTTGCCCTCATCGTAGTACTTGCGAGCTATCTCGGTCCACGCACGCACTGCACCGTCGCTCATGGGCACCTCAATTGGAGCGTACCTAGTTGTGGTCTTCTCTTTAGGATCAGCAAGAAGATTCTTCTCATCTTGTTCTGGATGTAGCCGCTTATCGATAGCCAATATCAAGCGAACACGTCTACGTAGTTCGCTCAATATTGCGTCAGAACGCTCTGTAGATGTGAACTCTTTGTACTCGCCTATCTCTTGCTGATTGAACACAAGGAATCTGGGCATAAGTCCCTTATTGCTCATCTCTTTAGAAACTGAGCCTCGAAACCCTGACGGCGTCGTCGATCCGAGTATATTCACACAAGGATTCCAACACGAGCCAAAACGTGCACCCTCTGCGCGTGAGGCGAACCCCATGAAACGACTATCTGACTTTGTGTATAAAAGAGACAGTATCTCTACAATCTCAGACTTGTAATCCTCGCGTGAGCACATTGCCTTGAGAAGCATTGAGCACTCATCAAGTAAATCAATGCGCTCTTGCTGCTCAGGAAGATTCATCACAATCGAGGTGCCTGATTTATACGATGCCGAACCCAACAGCGTGGTGTGATCTAGCAGATTATCAATCGTTCGCTGCGATGTTTCCTTGCCGAAGCCTGAGAACGCTAGATTGATCACCATTACATTAGGCCAGACGTTGAACGCTCCGGTGCGTGTGTAGTACCGATTTGATAACAGCCCACCCATGAGCGTTATAGCACCACCCAGCCCGAGCGCGTCTTGATTCGCCGAGCTTGTCTCGTTGCAGTAATCAACGAATAACTTCATAAGACCGCGCGCCTTGGGCGGCTGTGTGTACGTATCATCTACCACCGGCGAAGCGGTGGCAGCGGGAGTGAACTCGAACGTGCCGACGGGTAGAACGTGACCCATTTTCTCAGCCTTTGCCACAGCGCGTGTGTACATCTTCTTTGCCGCACCCTCGGGATCACGCCCACCATGCGGCTCTGCCTTGTCAGCGAACCACGGCATCTCGTGTTCACGCTCATCGAACGACAAGAGCTTGAACACGCCGTCGTCTAACTCGACACCGTCACACGCCATGGCGTAGCTCATCGCCGATAGCTTGTTGTTGCGTCCCAGGTCCGAGAAGCACATGTCCACATTTCCCTCGTGGCTAATTCTTTCCTTTTTTGCGGCTCTAAATATGCCACGCTTTTCACATAGTTTTTCAATTCGTGTGATATCTGACTCTGTGATCTTAGGTAAATCACACATATTGAATGTAAGTATATCCTCTAGCCCTGTCCATTTGTACGGATTACCTGAATCAGGATGTATAGACGGCGGCAGTACTATTTGCCGACCGACGTTTAGCAGCTCAACAGGGGTTCTTGTCCCAGCGTTGTTTTGTAAATCTATTGGTGCGTATAACGTGATGTGCCCTGTATTACCTTTTCGTTTAATTGGTGAGAACGGAACAGCTTGCAGTACCTCGTTATTATCGGTGTCTATATCCACAGCGCATGCCCACTTGCCCATGACCGCACCTATGTTAGCTGTTGGGAATCTTGCGATGAGCCACTCTACCTCGTCGGCGGTTTGTTCTTTTAAGCTCCATCTTTCCCAGTTTTTTATTTGTGGAATCTTGCCCCTAAGTGGTATAACAGGGATTCCGCACTCGTGATATTTTAATGCCCAATTTTTGAAAATCATCGTTGACGAATGTAAATGTCGAAGTTAGTAACGTCAACATGCAATATGAATTAAAAAACTTAAAAGACGCAACGAGTGATCATAAAATAAAGATGCTTTTATATGGCCCAAGCGGCGCAGGTAAAACTTTTGCCGTGGGTACGTTGGATCAAAAAACAGAATATCTAGGGTTTGAAAACGGCGCAATGCCACTACACGGCAAAGATATAATGTCCATTGAATTCTCAGCGTTTAGTGATTCATCATTAGAAAAAATCAAACTATTAGAAGCTGTGTATAACGACTTACTCTTAGGCAAGCGCAAGCCGAAAGTCGTTGTTCTTGACTCGTTCACAGAGCTTGGCGAGGTTATTCTAGACGCATTAAATAAACAGTTTCCAGATCGTAAAGACTCCCTTCCAATGTGGGGAGAGTATGCGAAAAGAATGCGCTCAATTGTTAAGAAGTTTCGTGATCTACCTATGCATGTTTTGTTCATTTGTCTGTCAAAGCCTGAAAAAGATGAGAATAACAAACGATACATGGGCTTTGATGTAGCGGGTTCTATATCTAATAAGTTGCCACAATACTTTGACGAGGTATTCTATCTTCATGTTGACGATGAGGGTAAGCGCTCATTCATAACAAACAAAACAGACAAGCTTATTTGCAAAGACAGATCGGGAAAGCTGAGCGCACAAGAGCCAGCGGACCTTGGTTTGATAATGAGAAAAATACTAATAACAGAGGAGAAGAAATAATATGAGTTTATTTGACGCAAGCGAAGTTAGCACCACAGGGGTAGAGCCTGGTGAATACACCGCCACAATAGAAGACGCTGAGGTACGCGAAACCAAAGCCGGCACAGGCGAGTACATCAACGCCAAGTGGAAGATCGAAGAAACTGGATCCGTTTTTTTCGCACTATATAACATCAAGAATCCAAATGAAACGGCTGTTAACATCGGTCTTGGCGAGTTAAAGCGCATGATGATTGCTGCGGGCAGAGAACCCAAAGCAAGCGGCGTGGATGAGCTTATCGGGCTTCGTTGCAAAATCAGGATTAAGATTAAAGAAGACGATTACGGCGAGAAGGTTGTCATCACATCATATAAGGCAGCCGAGAAGAAAGATGCATTCTCTTAGATCGTATCAAAAGATATGTGTTGAAACGCTTTGGGACTCGCTTGTTAATAACAGGCGGGTTCTTTGCGTTATGGCCACAGGGCTTGGCAAAACAGAATCCTTCATAGAACTCATACGACGTGCGAAAGTACGCACCGTTGTGCTCGTAGGACGTGACAAGCTTGTTGAACAAACAGCGCGTCGTATGCGTGCTGTTATGGACGATGTGGGCGTGTGGTCCGCTGGGCAAGGTGAGAAAAGAATAGGTCTTGTAACCGTTGTGTCCATACATAGTGCAGACAGATTAAACATTGAAGATCTGCGCTTTCTTGTGCTTGATGAATGTTTTTCTGGCGATGTAGAAGTATTAACAGATAAAGGATTTAAATGTTTTGATGAAATAAAAAACGATTCGATCGTTGCTCAATACAAGTTAGACACTAGGGAAATCTCTTTCGTTAAACCCACTAAAATTATAAATAAAATTTATAGTGGTAAGATGTATAAAGTTTTTTCCGAAAGGGGCATCGATTTAGATTGCACAGAAAACCACGAGTTTATAGTCAATGGCCAGAAGAAAAAGATAAGGGATATTTCTTTTTATAACAAACAAATACCAGTGTGCGGACTCTCCTCTTATAAAGAAAATTCTCTTTCAGACTTAGAGCGGATTTATATAGCAACTCAGGCAGATGGATGCATCCAGTATAAATCATCGGTAAATTTTACATTTAGCAAGGAAAGAAAAATCAAAAGGCTTTTTGAAATCTCTAAAAACTTTAGTTTAAATGAGACTAAAAAGGTCGAGAGCAAAAACAAAAAAATTAAAAATAAAAGGCGATTTAAAGTAAAAATAGACGGCATACATAAAAGAGTTTATGAGTTTTTTGATTTAACAAAACTTTCTGTAAAAAAATGCAAAGAAATAATTGAAGAGATGGTTTTATGGGACGGCCATATAATCTCAAAAGATAGGTATTATTATTCAAGTGTAGATAAAAAGTGTGTAGATTTTTTTCAAAGCGTGGCAATCCTTGCGGGATACAAAACATTAATTCGCATACAAAAAGATCATAGAAAAAAAACACATAAAGACGTTCATCGTTTATATATTTCCAAAAACTTAGATCATATAAACGGTCAACGCATAAAAAAAACAGCGTATGATTATTATGGGAATGTGTATTGCGTTAGGGTTCCAGACGGGAATCTAATAGTTAGAAGAAACGGCAAAGTTACCGTTGTCGGCAATTGCCACAACATAAACGAAGGTAGGTATTCATCATTCATATCACGCCACCCGAATGCGAAGATAGCAGGGTTTACGGCCACCCCGTGGCGTGCGAACGTCCCCATATACGGAGATGGGCTCACATTTCCACGTATCCATTATAAACGGGACGTATTGGCTGGTATAGCGGACGGTTATCTTGTCCGGCCGATTACTAAATCCATGCCCGTTGCGTTCGACACAGGTGGCTTAAAAGAACGTGGCGGTGACTTTATACTCAAAGATCTAAACAAGCTCACCGCGAATCGTGCCAAGGTGCAATCGCAAGTAGAAGACGCCATGAGCAGGTTGTCTGATCGAAAAAAGATTGTATGGATATGCACCGGAATAGAACACGCGGAGCTAGTGGCAGAGCTGATACCTGAGAACGCGTGCCTTGTGCATTCTAAAAACCCGAACAACGATTACTCCATGGAGCTATTCGAACGCGGTGACGTGCGACACATGGTGTCTGTTATGATGCTCACCGAGGGGTATGATCACCCCGCCATTGATTCAATTGTTCTTATGCGCCCAACCAAGAGCGCCACGTTATATGTGCAGTGTATCGGGCGCGGGTTACGCCCATACGAGGGAAAACAAGATTGTCTTGTGCTTGATTATGGACAAGTGGTGCAAAACTGTGGGCCGCTTAATGATCCTTATTTAAAACAACCACGTGGGAAATCATCCGGCGATAAAGAAAAGCTTGACAAAACGATACGTGTATGCCCGAAGTGTCTTAGCTATGTGATTGACGTGTTTGAATGCCCTGATTGTGGCTATGAGTTCAAGCAAGAACGAGATGCGCTGAAAGCATTGGAACGCAAGGCATCCTCGTTTGATATATTAAACACTGCCCCTCGCAAGTTGATGTGCAGCAAAGTAGAAGCCCAGCGGTATAAATCCAAAGCTGGCAATGATTGCATAAAACTTAGATTTAGCATTGATCAAGGCATGCCTATTAATATGTACGGATCAGAGCATCCGTTCTCATGGGGCAAGGTAAAACGCATTATAGAAAAGCTAACACCGTTTGAGTTCGCATCATGGAAAGAATGTTTCGATGCATGTGAGTCACTTGTGTTTGATTTGCCCAAGTGTATAGATGTAGAATTCAAAAATGGATACGACACAATCACGCGAGTACATTATAGAAAACAAAATCCTGCAGTATCTAGCCCGTCTTGACGTGGGGTTTTTTTGGAAGAATGCATCGGGTGGTTTTTTTGATGGCACTACGTTTAGAAAACACACCTCGCCGTTTGCTATAAACGGCACGTCAGATATTCTTGGTGTGTTGAAATCAGGCAGGTTCGTAGCTCTTGAGGTAAAAGACAAGGGAAAGCTGTCGAAAGCGCAAGAAGCGTTTATTCAAAAAGTGATGTCCTGCGGCGGTCTAGCATCCGTGGTATATAGCGTGGATGACGTTCGGCAATTGCTTGAATCCGAGGAAGTTGTTTCGGTGATATAAACCCGCGTTCACGCCATTTTGATATAGCGTATTTAGATAAGCCGAGTAATTCGGCAAGCTGCATAGACGTGATGTTGTTCTTTGATAGCCATTTATCTAGTTGTTTAATAGTCATGTGTTTTTTCCCATTATTTTTAAAATATAAAATCCGCTTTTATTTGGTATTCTTCCCCTGTCTCTCCACTTGCTCACTTTTTACTTGTCTTCAATGATTTTGTCAACTATTACTGTTGACATGAGTAACTGGTCAAAGGACTTAACCCTAGAACAAGGTTCCGACGCGTGGTTATCAGCTCGTTCTCGCAGACTTGGCGGCTCTGAGATTGCCGCTGTTATGCGCGTATCGCCGTATAAAACAAGACGTGAGTTGTGGGAAGAAAAAACAGGTCAACGTGATGCACCTTCCATCTCCCACTTGCCACATGTTAAACGCGGGATTGATGCAGAGCCGATTGCACGCGATATAATAGAACGCACGCTGCACGTTAAATACGAAACGCCTGTGATGGTCGACCCCTGGCACCCGTGGATGGTCGCGTCCCTCGATGGCCTGTGCGATGATCACACACTCGAGATCAAGACCATGTCGGAATCGAAACACAACGACACAGCATGGGGCTGGGTGCCAGAGTACTACGAATGCCAGGTTCAATGGGGGCTTATGATCGCACATCGTTCGCGTGGCATGTTCGCATCGTATCGTCCCGAGGACGGAACCCTGTACTGGACATGGATAGAACGCGATAAGAACCGAATCGAAGCCATGCGTAAAGCTGCGATTGAGTTCTGGGGATGGGTAGAAGAGCGCATAGAACCACCTGAGGATTTCGCATGGACTCCAGAGGTATGAAAACAGCAAAGAAGGTTTTAGCTGAGAAGCTAAGAGAGGAATCTATGTATTATAAACGAAGCGCTTTATCTACGGTGTGTTTAGGAATAGTTGTGTTTTTGTTGTTGGTATTGTTGGGTGCGTGGTTTGGTGTATGAGTGATCTAGATCGCGCCGACAAGCTTCAAACAGGTGCCAAAGATAATATTAAGTGGCCGACAAAAGAGCAGGTTATTAATGCTGCTAATAAAGACATTGCTGTTAATAGTGATGCTCATTCTTATGAACGTTACAGGGGTTTTATAGTTCATGAACGTTACAGGGGTTTTATAGTTGGCGCAGCTTGGATGCGAGCGCAGGTAGAGGTAGACAAGGGATGAGGACTATAGAGATAGTGAGAAGAATAGAACAAGCCCTAAATGAAGCCTACGCCCAAGGTGTTATGGCGTCACCCAAGAATGTTAAAGGAATCAAGTGAGAAGTATTAGCGAACTAGATAGGAAGAAATACCTAGCAGACGGTGTGTATGTGGGAAGCGATGGGTTCCTAATGTGGCTATGGACAAATGAGGGCGACAAAATT